TAAGACGACAAGCTGAGTTTGAACGTATTTATGGCGAGAACCAACAAGAGTTACAAGAACAAATTACATCAGGCAATGTTGGTTTGTTAGCTATGTTAGGCGCTGGCTTTGGTGGAATGTTTGGGGGTGGTGCTGCTCCTGCTAGAGCGCCTTATAAAGAGTTTATGAAAGGGTTAACGCCTCGACAAACAGAAGTAGTTCCTTTAGCTATTAAAACTCCTGCATTAGATTATAACGAAGAAGGTCAAAAGGTAATTAGACGTACACGAGGAATGCTGGCATGACGTACCTTAACTTAATGAACAATGTACTGCGTCGATTGCGTGAAGAAGAAACCACGTCAGTCACCAGCACTACCTACAATAAGATGGTAGGTGACTTTATTAACGATGCAAAAAGATTAGTAGAAGAAGCTACTGATTGGTCTGCTTTAAGAGAGACTATTGTTATAAGTACTACTGCATCGGACAACACCTACTCACTAACCGGAGGCGGTAACGACGTTAAAGTAATGTCTGTTATGAACGATACTGAAAATTGTTTCATGACCTATCAAACTAAAGACTGGTTTAATGAACAGTTATATTTAGTAGATGCTGCTGAAGGTGCTCCTCGTTATTATACATACAATGGACTTGATGCTAGTGGTGATACGCAAGTATTAGTAGGACCAACTCCTGACAGTGTGTACAGTTTACGGTTTGATGTGGTTAAGCGACAGAGTGATTTGTCTGCCAATACAGATACGTTACTTATTCCATCAGCACCTGTTATTCACTATGCAGTAGCACTGTTAGCGCGTGAACGTGGTGAGACTGGTGGTACTTCTACTGCTGAGTACTTCCAGATTGCTGATAAGTTTTTGTCTGACGCTATTGCTATAGACGCAGCAAAGCACCCTGAAGAGATGGTATTTAGGACTATTTGATATGGCTCAACAACTGCAAAGTATTAATCTTGTAGCTCCGGCCTTCAAAGGAATCAACACTGAAGACTCGCCGTTAGCACAGGATCCATCTTTTGCTGAGATTGCAGACAACGCTGTAATCGACAAGCGAGGACGTATTGCCGCACGTAAGGGCCACAGTGTCATTACAACCACAAAGACTGTACTAGGTGCTGATTCTATTCGTGCAATAAAAGAATTTAGAGATGACGGTGGTAACACTAAAATCTTTTCTATCGGTAACAACAAGATTATTAGCGGTACAACTACGTTAGCTGATGAGACCCCTGCTAGTTACACCATCACTGCTGATAACTGGAAGATGGTTAACTTCAACGACAAAATTTATTTCTTTCAACGTGGTTACCAACCTCTTGTATATGATAACGCAGGAGGCTCTGTAGTCACGCTGAGCAGTGTTTCTGGTGCAGCTGGTGTTACTAGTACTATGTACGGTAACGAGGTTCTAGCAGCGTATGGAAGGCTCTGGACGGCAGATTTTAATAGTGATAAGTCTACTATTTATTGGTGCGATTTACTTATCGGACATGACTGGTCTGGTGGTACTAGTGGTAGTTTAGATGTATCTAAAGTATGGCCTGATGGCTACGATGAAATCGTTGCATTAGCAGCACATAACGGACTGTTAATTATCTTTGGTAAGCATAGCATCATTGCATACCAAGGAGCAGAAGCACCCGCAACAATGACACTGGCTGATACCGTAGCTGGTGTTGGTTGTGTTGATCGTGACACTGTACAGTACACTGGTACTGATGTGTTGTTCCTGTCACATACTGGACTTAAGAGCTTTGGCAGAACTATACAAGAAAAGTCTATGCCTATTAGTAGTCTGTCGGGCAATATTACTAAAGATATTATCAATGCATTACAAACAGAGAACACATTCTTTAGATCTGCTTACAGTCCAGAAGAAGGTTTTTATCTATTAACTTTTGTAGGTCAAGATGTAACTTACTGTTTTGACGTTCGAGGAACGACAGAGAATGGGTCTTACCGTGTAACACGTTGGGTGTCTACAGGCTTTACGTCGTATACAAGACAAGAAGACGGTACATTGCTTATTGGAACGTCAGAAGGTATTAGTGAGTACAGTGGCTATCAAGACGATGGTACCGCTTACCGCTTTAAGTACTACAGTCCAAGCTTAACATTTGGCGATAGCTCTAGAGTTAAGATTCTTAAAAAACTAAAGCCTACGCTTGTTGGTGCTAACAACGCAACAGTATTTATGAAATGGGCTTATGACTTTCAGGGTACTTATTCTACTGCAGAGTTTACAGTAGGTGATCAGATTACTGGTTTTTACGGTGAGAGTGAATACACTACCGTAGAATTTACTGGTGGTGCATTGACTAACCAACGTAGCCTTAACGCTACAGGGTATGGAACAAGTATAGTAGTTGGACTAGAGGCTGACATTGACGGGTCTCAACTATCACTACAGGAGATTAACGTAATGGCTTTGATAGGAAAGCTGCTTTAAAGGAGTAAGACATGGCTGTAGCTACAGACGAAGGAACTATTGGGGGAGGTCTTGATTTATTAGGAGGTCTTGGGTCATACCTAATGCAACCAGATGTCCTGCTTCCGGGTGTTGTCGGTGGACTATTAACAGGAGAAGCTTATGGTCGCCTTAGTGACATAGGTAAACAAGCTAGGACAGGTGCTGAAGAACTTGCTGCACAACAGATGGAGCAGACACAGTTTAGACCATTCACTGTGACTACTGCTACTGGTGCTGGCTTAGGTACACAGGTTACTCCTGAAGGAGCCATAGAAACTACTATGGGATTGTCTCCTCAAGAACAAGCCATGCAGCAACAGTTATTTGGTGGTGCTGGTGGATTCTTTGGTCAGGCAATGCAACCTACTGTAGATCGTGAACAGGCTATATTCGAGCGCATGAGAGCAGCACAGCGTCCTGAAGAGCAACGCCAGCGTCTTGCTACAGAAGAGCGTATGGCGGCTCAGGGTCGTCTTGGTCTTAGCTCTGCAGCGTACGGTGGTGCTACTCCAGAGTTGTTAGCGCAAGAGACTGCTATTAACGAAGCACGTAACAGAGCTATGTTGGGTGCTATGCAACAAGCACAAGCAGAGCAGATGCAACAAGCCGCTCTGGGTCAACAGTTCTTAGGCGCTGGTTACTTACCACAGCAACAGCTTCTGGCAGCTACTCAACCTGCACAGCAGTTGGCAGCGTTACAGCAACAGGCACAGCTACAGGGTGCTGGGTTGTTTGGTGAAGCAACTATGTCAGGCCTTGAAGCACAGCTTATTGCAGAACAAGCAAGAGCTAACCTATTGGGTCAAACAGGTACTGGATTGTTGCAAGGTGCATTGTCTCCTAGAACAGATAACAGTGAGTTAGCTAAAGCAATTAGCGGCTTAGGTTCGGTGCTAGGTGTAGGAGGTTAAGATGGCTAAGTTTTCACAAGAGTTTTTAAGACAAATGGCCTCCCCTACTTATGGTCAGGGGTTGTTCACTGCCGCACGGCAAGCAGGGCAACTTCCTGCACAGTTACAACAGCAACAAATGCAACAACAACAAATGCAAGCTTTACGTTCTATGACTCCTATGCAACGTGCTCAGGTAGCTATGCAGACGGCTAAGACTCCTTCTCAAATTAACGCTGCTCAGGCACAGATGGATGCTGCTCAAAAAAACATAGCTGCTGGTAAACAAGAAGAAGCAGTTGCTGAGTTGAACAAGCTGTATCAACAGTACATAACTGAAACCGATCCTACAAAACAACGCAAGCTACTAATGAGCAGTTTGAAACATTCTTTGATAAGTACGTACCGGAAGATAAAAAGGAAGAGTATCGTGGTCTTACTCAGGCGCAGATACTAACTCGTCTTGATCAAGATGCTGATGTACAAAAATCAAGAGACTGGGCTAATTGGTTAAACAAGAATACCATAACTGATGGCAATAGACAAGAAGCTATTAACCTTGCAGTACAAGCATTTGGATCAAGCGCTGCAGAACAAGTAGCTAAAGCAGAATCTAGTCAGTTGTCTAAAACTAAAGAGGCTAAAGAAGGACGTAAACGTACTTTGTTAGTTACTTATCAAGGCAAAGAAGAAGCATTTAGTATTGGACCAGCACCTACTAAAAAACCAACTAAGCTAGAAATTTACTTAGATAAAGATGGTAATGTACCTGATCGTATTCTTAACATGCTAAGTGATACTGCTGTTTCTGCGGTAGGTCAAGACTTTGAGTACACGTGGCCTCCTAAGGTTCCTCTAAGAAATGAGCCACCACCGCCGCCACCAACAAACGGATCTCCTACTCTTAATCAATTAATGGGTCGTTAATAATGGTACAGCTGGTCGTTAAAGAAGACGACACTAAGCAGACACCTACAGTAGAAAAGCTATTAGAGAAGTATGGCAATACGCCTATTGATCAAATACCCGTAGATGATCTGCTAGTGATCTTTGGGGATACCCCTACTAATGAAATACCAGAGCAGGTTCGTGCTACTCTGATGAATGAGGCTGTCCAGCGTAGAGCTAAAGAGCTTGGCCCTGAAGAGGCTGGGTTCAGTGGACTTACTTCTGCACAGGCTGCAGAGATGGCTCCGTTTGCTCCTGCTGGTATGGGTATTCAGCGTGTTAATGCAGCAACAATAGCTGGCTTTACAGACGGCCTAATGGATTCTCTTCGTGGTTTAGGCTTAGCACCTAAGAAGTCCCTCGAAGAAGAGTTTGACACTAGAGTAGAACGAGCTAGAGCGCCTGAAGATTACTTCTCAGGTATGTTGACGGGTGCTGTTGCTGATCCTGTTGGTTTAGCTGTTGGCGGTACTGGCGCTAAATTAGGGGTAGCAGGCGCTACTAAACTTTTACCTAACGCTCCTAGAGTAGCTACTGCTTTAGGTATTACTGCTGGTGGTGGTGCAGAGGGTGCAGCTCAGGGTGCGCTTATTCCTGTATACGAAGAGTTCGGCGACAGCCGCCTAATGAACACTCTTTATGGTGCTGGCATAGGTACTGCGTTAGGTGGCGCGACTGGTGCTGTAGGGGCTGCCGTTACTCCACCATTGCGTGGGCCTGAAGTAAAACCAGAACTAGCCTGCAACACTTAAGGTTCAAAACATAGATCAACAGATTGGAGATCTTGAACAGAAAGCACAAGAAGTAGGACGTAAGAAGCGTAAGCCTATCGAGAAGCAGATAGAGAAGCTACGTGTTACTAGGCAGAAAGAGCTTAACCAAGCTAACGAAAAAGCTGCTGTCATTAAAGAAAAAGTAGTTTCATTAGAGAACCAGCTAGATAGATTAGCTCGTCGTAAAGAAGAACTACAACCGGGAGAGGCTGGTGCTAAAGCTAGACAGGCTCGTGCAGCACGACGAAAAGAAGAACTGCAACAAGAGATAGATACGCTTACTGGCTTAGATTACTCACCTAATGGTGGTTACAGTGTAACTATATCAGGTGTAGGATACGATAATCCTTTGCAGATTGTCAACAAGAAAAACAGATTAGAGTTGAACAACCCTACTGATGCAGAGATTAGTGTAAAGCTACCTCCACCAAAAGAGACTGGTGATCCTGTTACTGATGCAGCGAACAAGTTAAATTATATCCTTAACTCTGATGATGCTGCTCCACGGTTAGGACTGGATGCTCCACCTAGTGCATCGTCTGCTGGTGTACGTCCTGCGGTACAGTATGCACAAGAAGTATCAGAAGGTATTAATGAAACAGTAGCTCGTCAGGCTGGTGAGATAGCACCATCTACTGCTAGAGCTAGAGCAGATATGCCTGTAGGTAGAGACATAGGCAGACAGGAAGAAATGACCCAAGAAGAAATAGGTCGTCGTGCTACTCTTCTTGCTGCATCAACAGAACAGAAACAACGTCAACAAGCTAAGCAGATGGGTCTTAAGGACGAGGACGTTGACTGGGCTATTCAAAACCTTCCTACTATCTCTGAGCGTAAGTTTACGTATGACAACGTAGAGCA